ATCCGCTTGCGCGAGTCGAGAATCTCGCACTGCGCGTACAGCTCCGGTTCGTTGCGGATCATCTGGGCCGCGACGTTGAAGACCAGCGCGGCCTGATCCTTGTCGGCCGCTGCGCTGTAGACCTCCGCGCCGAGTTCGTGGTCGAACAACAGGCCGTCGATGGCCAGGGCCGCAGCGAGTTCGGACTTCCCGTTCTTGCGCGGCATCATCAGCAGACAGGTCCGGTACACGCGTCGGCCGTGCTTGGTCTTGAACAGCCGGCGGATGATTTTGTGCTCCTGCCACGGGCGCAGCGCGAAGGCCTGGCCGGCGAATGGACCCTTGGTGTGACTGAGCTTGTTGATCAGGCGCACCTTCCGCGACGCCATCGACTCGGCGCGCGCCATCACGCACCGCCGAGCTTCTCGGCCTTCTGCCCGGTGAACGCTTCCCAGCGGTCAATCGCGGCCTGGCAGTAGATGGGCGCGATCTCCAGCGCATAGCACGCGCGCTGCCGCTGTTCGGCCGCGATGATGGTCGTGCCGCTGCCGCAGAACGGGTCGTACAGGTCGCCTGGCAGCGCGGCGAGATAGGCCGAGGGCAGCGCGACCGGGAACTGCGCCGGATGATCCGCGTTGTCGCGCACCGCCGGCAGCGTCAGGACCGTGCCGAGTTCGCGCTGGGCGCGGATGGTCACCGACTTCGGCGCGCTCATCGTGCCGTCAGCCTGGCGGTCCGTCGACTGGCCGGTGTGGCCGGCGGTCTTGTTCGGCACGGTCGGCACCAGCTCGCACGGGTGCGCGCCAAACACCAGAATCCATTCGTGCTGAATCGGAAACATCGCGGTCGCCTGGCCGATGGACATCTGCAATCCTTCGCGACTCCAGACATTCCACGACAGCAGGCCGAGGCCGGCGCGGCCGGCGGCTTCAATGTAGGCGTCCCAGTACGGCAGCAGAAACCCGTCGCGCCTGGCCAGGCCCAGGTTGATGGCGAAGACCTCGACGCGCTTGGCGGCGACCGCCAGAAACTTCGCGAGGTGCGCGGGCGCGAGGTCGGCCGTGCCGGTGTAGGTGCGCTGGTCCGCATAGGGCGGTGAGGTGAAGCACAGGCGCGGCTTGGCGCGCTTGAGCAGCGTCCCGACCGCCTTGACGGTGGTGCAGTCGCCACAGAGCAACCGATGCGCGCCAAGGGCGAACAGGTCGCCAGGGCGCACGGAGGTCGCGCGCGGCGGCGGCACGGCATCCGGATCGGTCTTGCCGGCCACCAGCGCATCGCCGAGCACGCCGAGCTGCCGCAGCTCCGTCTCGCTGAACCAGGGCGCGAAGTCGAGGCCGGCGGTGACATCGGCGCGCAGCTGGTCGGTGTCCCAGGTCGCCAGCTCCGCTGTGCGGTTGTCGAACAGGGCGAGCGCGCGCTTCTGGTCATCGGTCAGGCCGCGCCGCCGCACCGCCACCAGCTCGTCGCCGGCAGCGTCGATGATGCGGACCTTGGTCAGGCCGGCAGCGAGCGCGGCTTCGGTGACGCCGTTGCCGGCCAGGATCACATTCCCTTCGTCCAGCACAATCGAGCGCGCGGCGCCGACCTGTTCCAGCGAGGCGCGCACCATCGCCAGATTGCGGTCGGAATGCCGGCGCCGGTTGGCCGGGTCCGGTACCAAGTCGGCGAGCGCGGTCGCCGTTTCACGTGGAACGGCCCGCCTGGCGCGCCTGGAGGCCCGTGGTGCCTTCTTTACAGCAGGCCGGCCCACTTGCTTGCCTCCTGCGGTTCGGCCTGCGGTAGCGCACTGAGGCGCGCGCGACCGCTGGGCGTCAGGCCGAGTTCGCCCCAGAGCTTGCCGCAGTGGACGAGCGCGCGATCCGCGACCGCCAGGTACGGATTAACCATCGGCTCGCCGGTGCTGCCCTTCTTCACAATCATGCCTAGCTCGCGCACCTTGGCCTGCGCTTCCAGGTACCGACTCCACTGCTGGCACAGCGCGATCAGCGCGGAGCGTTCCGCCTGGCTGGCCAGGCCGCAGACCCGCAGGATCGGAACGACCCGTCGCCACTCGGTCGCGGCGAGCGCATCGACCTCGACCTCTGGCGGCGGGATCTCAAACCCGTCAGGCGCGGGTGGTGGTTGGGGTTCGTTGGGGTTGATCCGGCGTCGACCTGGGTTGCCGCGCAGGATGCGGAGCTTTGTCGGCTGAGGTCGTCGGCCGCTGTTGGCGTTGCCGGCCATCTACAGAATGATTTTCCGCGAAAATGCGCGAGGCGCCCCTGAGGGTCTCGGTCGAGTCGTCGTCTCGATCTTTTTGTGACCCCCCCGGTCACTCGGTCGCGCCTCAGCGTCCGCTCGCCGTCTTTCGCGCGTGACACGCGTCGCACATCGCTTGCCAGTTGCCGTGTTCATCCCAGAAGAGTCGCGCGTCGTTCCGATGCGGCACCACATGGTCGACACAGCTCGCTCGCGTGGCGCGGCCTTCATCGTGGCACCTCGACATCACCGGCGCCTGGCCATCGGGCCGCATTCCGCAGAGCCGATACCGGCGGCGGAAGTCGTCGGCGCGCTGCCGCCAGCGCGAGGTGTACCCACGGCTGTGGGCGGTGCCTTTCCATGCGCTGCCCTGGCGTTGGTGGTCGCGACAATAGCCGCGCTCGACCAGCGCACCGCACTTCGGTTGCAGACAGTACGGCATTCATCCGTCACCGCTCGATGATGGCCATGCCGTAGACGGCCTCAAAAATCCGCTTCCGCAGCTGGTACGCTTCGGTCTTCGTCGCCCTCGACTTGGCGTCGATCACCTCGATGCGACCATTCCGCCGGCAGACGAAGTCGGCCGTATAGCGGCCCACGACCGCCGGCATTCCGTCCTTCGCCTTGATGATCAACGGGAAGACGCGCTGGCGTTGCAGCTCCTGAATGTCGCCGGCCGTTTCTTCGGCGCGCAGCTCCTGCCAGATCTTCGCTTCATGCGCCGAGTCGAAGGCCTGGCCGTCCACCGTCGTCTTGCGCGCGTGGTACTTGTTCGTTGGCTGCACGCCAATCATCGCGAGCTTCGCGTCGCGCCAGCCGGCATACCCACTCACGAGCTGCCGTCCTTCTCATCGGCCATCTTCAGCCACTCCGCATAGGCGGCTTCCCCTTCCAGCGTTTCTTGATTCAGCAGACCGGACCCGCCGCAGGTCGGACACGGCGTGCCGCTGAAGATGTAGAACTGCGGCCCGACTGGTTCCGCGCGCCTGGGCGGCGGTGTGATGGTCTTGCGCGTGCGCGGCTTCATTGGGTCTCCTTTCCGATGGACCGGGAACCCGCAACCGTGCCGGGGCAGACACGGCGTCCCAGCAGGTTCCCGGTCCAGCAGCTCAGTGTGCGACTGGGCGCGGGCCGTATTCGGTCACGCCGCGCACTCGGCCGCAGCGCACGCACCGCCAGGCCGTGAACCCCGTCCGATGTTCCAGCAGCGTGTCTGGCCCATGCCAGGCACGACACCAGCAGAGCGACAGCCAGGCCCACGCACTCACTGGCGCGCCTCCGAGCACAGCAGGTCGATCACATACTGGCGTTCCATCAGCGCTTGCTCTTTGTCGAGCAGCGCTTGCTCCAGCACGTCGACCGATGCGCGCAGGGCATCGCGCTCGCACCTGGCCAGGTCGCGCTCTGTCACGGCCACGTCGTAGTACGCATCGGCGACCGCTTGCTCGCGTTCTAGGGCGGCGATGCGGGCCTGCGCCTCCAGCAGCTCGTCACGCAACATCGGACCCGCGCTCCGGATGTTCTTCGTCGTGGTACTTGGTCTCGACCGACGCCCACTTGCGAAAGGTCGCGCGCACTTCGCCATCGCGGTCGAGAAACTCGAGCAGGCCGTCGACGGTCTGATAGTCGGCCGCTGTGATCTCGCGCTCGTGTCCGTCTTCATAGCGCACGACGAAGGTGCGCGGCATGGCGTCGAGCACCGTGCCGATGCGCTCGCCTGGCTTGTGATCAGGTTTCGTCGTGGGAGGTGTGGTCATCGTGCTTGTCCTTTCGTGCGCGGGATTGCGCGATCCGTCGTCTCGCTTGTGTGCGTTGCTTCTCCGTCAATTGCGACCAGCGCTTGCCGACTTCGACATCACCGAACATGTCGGACCAACACGGGACCGCACCGCCGCAGTGCCGGCAGACGCCGCGCGCCAGGCGCGCACGGTCGAGGCGCCGCATCGCAGCGGCGACCAGCGCATTCGCGGCAGCGCGTTGCTCCTTCGTCATTCTCACGACCGCCAGGGCGTCGGCTCGTCGGCCGGCGGGTCCACCAGCTCGCGCCGTTGCACGCGCCGCTGTCCAGTACCCTGGCAGTACGGGCACGTCACGAACGCATAGTAAACACGCGACGACGGCATCGCCGGCGACGGCTTCAGATGCAGGCCTTCGCTGTCGAGAAACCGCTGCACGGTGTCGAGCGCTTTGCGG